TTACCGAAATGATGCTGCCCTATGGGGCATGGGTGGGACATTTTGCTTAATTTTAGCGTTGATCAGCTCCACCTGTTCAACGTTATTGCTCGGCATCCAGTCACCATAAACCTGATATAGCATCTGAGGGCTGCTGTGTCCCATTTGCGCTGCAATGAAATAAGGATTTGCTCCAGCAGATAACATCCAGCACGCAAACGTATGTCGAGACTGGTATGGGTTCCTATGTTTGATCCCTGATTTTCTCAATGCGGTATTCCATGTGCTACCAAGCGAGTCTGACGAGTAGCAAATCCCGATCCTGCCGGATATCGACGTCAGTGCCGGATTAAATACAAATGTGCATTCCTCCTCTTTGGTTTTCCCCCTCTGTCGTGTGAGGACCGTGATCTTATGCTTCTTCCCCATTCTGGTTAATTCAAGCTGGTCTCTTAGCGCATGAATGGCATTGATGTTTAACTGAACAAGGCGGTTAGTGCTAGATTCGGTTTTTGGTAATGTGAACTGTTTCGCAGTAGTGATGTTCCGCCTTACGCATAAAGTTCCCGCGACTAAATCAATATCCTCCCATGCAAGAGAGCACATTTCTCCATGCCTCAGCCCGGTATATACCGCCAACGTCCATAGATTCGTAGTCTGTCGGCAGTGGCAGGCAGATATCAGCCGATTAAATTCATCAATAGATAGCGGATCAGGGCGTTGTCTGGTTGTTTTTAGTAGTTTTACTGATGCGGTTATATCTGTCTCCATATAGCCGTTCTCTTTAGCAAATCTGAAAACGGTCATAGCTTTTGAAACATATCCATTTACTGTAACCACACTCCTTCCTTTCTTATCCAGCTTAGAAAAGTGTTCACCATCAATAAGCTCATTCCTCATTACTGATAAATCACGAGATTTAATATCCTCTACCTTTCTGTCAGGTCCAATGACTCGAACAATTGAAGCCACGCAGCTTTTATAGCGGATCAGTGAGTTATCTGATATTTCATAACGCTTGATTTCCAGCCATGCATTGAACAATTTTGCTACCGTAATTCCCGACTCAGGTTTAACTACTTTGGACGATTTGGGGAAGCTATCAGCGTAATCAAACGTTCCTGTTCTGATCGCATACATCACTGACTGACGAAGTTCCCCTGCAATTTTCCTGTTTTTCGGCGTGTCCGGTACGCCAAGAGACTCCCTGCACCTCTCTCCTTTGTACATAAACCAGATTCGGAGCATCCCTCCATGGGACTCCGTTCCGGTTGGGTATTGCTTCTTCATGATCAACTCCTTCCTGAATGAAAAGGTATCGCTATTTAAGCAGACTTTTTCTCTCGACGTACCGCTTTCGGCATTCTTCCTATCCACTCTTCAATTAGTTTTAGCTTGTAAAAGCATGGGGCGGTTTCATGTGGTTCGCCGCTGCCAGAAACATGCCGATACTCTCGGCCTTCCATCCACGATGAATCTCTTGCGTGTTTAATTGTGTTCTTTTTTAGGCCGGTAACAGCCATCAGTACCGACTCAGAAACCCATTCTGCTGGTACGAGCTGAATAACATTATCCATTCTGTCCTCTTATCTCTTTATCAATCTGACGGACGTAATAGCTTAACCAGCGCTTGGCGGGGAAAGTTTTCGGTTGCATCTCAATGGGTAGGGCGGTGATTTTTTTTGCGTAGCGATTAAGAATTTCAGTGAAGTGCTTGTCGTGCTCTTGAATTGTGTATTTCTCTTTAACTTCTATTATTTCAGCAAGCGCATCTTTTGCTACTGACCTGATTGCGTTCTCTATTGTCGATTCCATGAGCTCACCATCCCTTTACCCACATCAACCATAAAGCTGCACAGCCGCCGATTCCAAGCAGGATCCAGTCAAGATATGTGATGATTAAGTTCATGCTGCTTTACTCCCTGTTAATATTTTCTGTCCAATCGCCTTTAGCTCATCGCGTTTAGCAGTATTGAACATACAGCGAGGCTTGATGAATGGCCGCCAGATGAATAACAACGAACCTTTGTTATTGCCATTGACTGGCTTGCCAGTATCGGATCTTAAAAACGATATACGGCCATCAGTAATGAATCGCACTTCATCCACTGATTGCAGAGCCTGGCTAAACCAACCGACTGATGAATCAGCGGGGACAAGCATCACAACTGTTTGTAGCTGCTGCTTGCATTGCTCAGCGGCCTTGGTTACCCAGGGTGAGATATCGGAGTAGGGAGGATTACACCAGATAGCGCCGCAACTTTCCCATGCACTATTAAGTGCATCGTTTTGTTCGGTGATATATCGAGCGCACAGGGCGCTTTTATGACTGGCCGCTGCATCCAGGTAAAATCCAAACTCAATATCTAATGCGGTGAAGATATCGAGCGGGGTCATCCATAAATCTTTCAAGTTGTCCGGTGTGTGGCTGCCGCCAAAGTCACTCATGCCGCCATCCCCTTACGCCGCTCGTCAATCTCATAGTCATCCCTGCACCCAGCATCACAGAACAGGCCGCGAGCAATCGGCTGGCGACATTCTGAGAAGTGGCAGCGTCCCGTAAACGTCATTGTCGGCTTGCGATTAGCTATTCCGATTTTGATGTTGAGTAATTCAAGATTTTGAGCTTGGTCGATTTCGTCGCACATTACGCCACCTCATTTGTTTGTTGATTCAGCAATCCAAACTTGACGATTTCCAGCACACCAAGGACTTCACTGAGACCTATCTCGCCGTCATACTCGTGAATAAGGTCATTGATTCGGCCCGTCAATTCAGCGGGCAGCGGGAACTTACGCTCGACTGGGAGCATTGAAATAGCCATGGGGATACTCCAGATAGTGAAATCCGTTTCTGTCGTTCCGTTGTGGGGTTAAATCGAGTTAGCGATACACTTCGCTGCACATGAGCACGGCGTCGGGCTTGCGCTCTTTAATCAGCGTTGAAATTGTTAAGCATTCGGATTGAGTGGAGTAGATATATTCGGTAACGGGTAGGGCGTCGCAACTATCGTTAAAGCATGAGCTGACGAGAAGAACAAAGCCGATTAGCATCAATCCTTCGCTGGCTTGGCTGCTGTGAATAGTGGGATGACACCTGCGTGACCTGCGCAGCTATCGGAAACTATCCCATTAAACAGTGGGCCGTCCGGATGTAGAAATACGTGGCAAAAAGGCTCCAACGCTTTCAACGCTGCAAGTTGATCACGCAGTGATAGCAGCTCCCTCGCGGCTCTACATGCATTGTGATTATTGCCGTAAACCACTATCATTTCCTGCAATTCTTCTTTACTCAGCATCTGTTACCCCTCAGGCTGGTGGCGAACTCCCGCAAATCACGAAATACCATTACGCACACGTCATCAAGCTCCCCGTATTCACCTTCAAGGCGTGAAACCTGTTCCTCCACACCCTGAGCCTTTATCTCGTTAAGCGCCTGAGTGGTTTCCTTGAGTATCTCGTCAAGTTCGCTTGCGGCTTGAGCTTGGTGCATGTCAGTGATTTTGTTCGTATGGCGATGAACTATGCGGTCACATTCTTTCGCCCAATAAACAACCTCACTTCGAACGGCTACATTCTCGGCAACCAGCTGTTGAGCCTTGGCAATAGTTTCACCTGCTACCGCGCCGGTAATACCCAAAGCATCGGCAATCAGAGTGCAGGTATTGAGTGCTGCATCGCGCTCAGCTTTTAACGTTTCATAATCAGTATTTTCAGACATAACTATTCCTGTTGTTAGTCGCCATAGCCGCCACGGTCGCTACTTGTCCGTGCTGGGCCGTGGTTTTGAGAATTAGGGTTGGCTGCGTAATACTCAAGCCAGTTGTCAATATTTGCTGCCTGGCGCTGGTCAGCCATCAGCCGTGGCAGCGGTGGTCTGTGTGCCGCTATCGCGTTAATCTTGTGCAGCATCCCTGCGTACACGTATCCATTTTCATAAAGCCGTTCGTGTTCTTCTCCGCGCTTTGCACAATCAAAAGCCGAGAGACATCCTGCAATTATTTCTGCATAGTTTTCTTTTCTGATTGTCATGGGATTGCCTGCGGGGAGATAAGAGGCTAGAAGCGCGGGTCTTCCGCAAAGAACCGCTCATCACCCTGATAGTTTCCTGAGTGAGTTGGTGCAGTATGACCTTGCTTGCGCTCATCCTTGTCTTTCAGGGTGATTAGCATTTTCGCTATTGTTTCTGCCGGGGCGCTGGCTACATGCTCTTGTAGCGTTCTCTGGCTTTGTGCAAAGTACGGAATGCGAATATCAAAGTTGTAAGTCTCACGACCATCATCTTTTGTTTTGAGCGTTTTTTGCAGCACCAGACCCAACTTGCGGCCTACAAACTCAGGGGCCACATCAATGCCAGCTTCATTCTTAATCATGGTGAGCTGCTTAACGCCAGCGCAGCCCATCATCGCATTTATCATATTTACGCCATGCGTATTAGAACTTCCGTCTTTCTTGACGGTGTAAACATTAAGGTAATTTGCCTTGCGCCCATCATCAGTTTCAACAGAGAACTCAACTGATTTAGCGCCGCCAGAGCTGATCACATATTTAGCTTCTGAAATGGTGAAGACGTAGGCGCCAGACTCATTAATGAAGCCACTTAACCCTGCTGATAAACCCGAATCCTGGTCATAGACGAAAGTTACATTGCTCATGCTGCGTTTCCTTTAATTTGGTGAACATTATTGATGCCGTAGTAATCGCAAATATCCCGATCTACAGTCAGAAGATCATTTTCAATTTCTTCAGTTTCGAAGAGGCCCATGGGGGATTTAACGGTGTCATTGCCATTATTTTGGGTTGTGAAAAAGTATTTTTTGTCATGGACAGATGTTTTTAAAACAATGGTAAACATTCCCTCAACCGTTACTTTTTCATCCAGCATCTTGCCGATAGTTTTCATTTTGACGCGCCCAAGGTTGGTTTCCTCTGTATGGGCCATAAAGTAAATTCGCAAGTCATCTGGCGCGTCCTGCGCTGCTTTAATGATGTCCCACATGTGACGACCCATTTGTGCGAACTTATCAAATCCTTTTTCGTTTACTGAATCCATGAATTCGGTACACATCACATATTGGAAGTCATCAATGATGACTATTTTCTTCCCGTATTTTGTCGCCCTATTAATGACCTCTCTGATTAATGACCAGTCATGCGTTGCAATAATGCTTCCTGTCTTCTTGGTGGCATCCCATGGCTGCCAGTTTGTTGATTTGAACGGTAGCCGCTTCCTTACGACCTGAATAAGCAAGCAATCATCGGGGTTGAGATTGCGCAAGCTGGTAGACTTCCCTGTGCCAGATTCACCAAGGATTAATGTTGCGGTACCCACAAATCACCTCCATAAATGATTTACGCTTTTTGGCTGCTGATTCCCTTACTTGCTCAACCAATTCGCCTTTAATCCCCATCGCGTCCAGTGCAATGATTGCTAGTTGTTCAGCCGACACTCGACCGCACTCCAATTCATTTTTAACAAAGGCCAGAGTGTCCATACTCTTTAATGATTCGCGCCTTGTGATAATCAGCTCTTTGAATTGTTCTTCTGTCATGCGGCCTCCTGAAGCTCAATCGATACATCCCATTGGTAAATGCGACGCTTGGCAGAGGCGCAAGATAGGTAATTAGCTGCTGAACGCCTACTACCTGCTTTGCGGCAAGACTTCGCGCAAACCAACCAGTGGTTATGCCACCACTTGAGTTCCTTTTTGGTCATAACAACCTCCGGTAATACAGGCTGAATACCATTTCGAATAAAACGTCGTCGTGCTTATCAATGGCGAGGGCGGCCATAAGTTGCAGCGATCTGGTAATATCCATTAGGGATCACCTCGCTGATTCAGCGTTTTGGCAATCCAGAGCAGAAACTCTATAAGTGGATTGCGTGGTGGTTCATCAGAGCAGCCCACGCAAGGCCACCCTGCACAAATTAGCTGTTGCATGGGTTGTTCCTAATTGAGTTTGTTGATTTTCGCCCACAGCAAAACACCGACGATGGTTTGTCAGGCTTGCTCTGGGGATTGGTGGGGGTGGGGTTATTCGTCGTCGATAATGCGTTGGTGAGCAGTCCAGTCGTATATCTCATCTTGAGTGAACTGGTGCCCGTCTTTCTTCAGTTGCTCATACCCTTTTACTGCTTTAATTGATTCTTGAATATCACGTTCCATACATCACCTCATCTAGTGGTCTTAGGATGCCTCTGCTTCTTCATCTGGCTCATTAAGCCACTCAGGACGCTCATCTTTGCCGAGATAGAAGTCGATGATGTCTAACAAGCGAGGGTAGAACTTAAGCGCCGCCTTGCCGTCCATGTCCGCAATATCGCGCTTACTGAATTTGCGCCATTCTTCTGCTGTGTGGTTCTGGCAGCCAGCCCGAACATTCTCCCCGTTACTAATTTGCAGATAATACTTCTCACCCATAATCACATAAGTACGATCAGGCAGGTTGGCACCGCGCAGGTCGGCACCGTACAGGTTGGCATCGCACAGGTTGGCACCGCGCAGGTCGGCATCGCGCAGGTTGGCACCGCGCAGGTTGGCACCGCGCAGGTCGGCACCGTACAGGTTGGCATCGCACAGGTTGGCACCGCGCAGGTTGGCACCGCGCAGGTCGGCACCGTACAGGTCGGCACCGTACAGGTTGGCATCGCACAGGTCGGCACCGCGCAGGTTGGCATCGCACAGGTTGGCATCGCACAGGTCGGCACCGCGCAGGTTGGCACCGCGCAGGTCGGCATCGCACAGGTTGGCACCGCGCAGGTTGGCACCGTACAGGTTGGCATCGCACAGGTCGGCACCGTACAGGTCGGCTCTGGATCCGTTTCCTCTGTACGACTCAATCCATATTTTATGCTCGCCAAGGATTTTATTTAAATCGGTCAGGTTCATTGGTTACCTCGATTTTAGGTACAAAAAAAGCCGCATTAAGCAGCTCGTTGTTTGTTTCAGTGGTCTTATTGCTGCCACTTAACCGGTGGCAGGGGTAAGGTCACTAATTTGGCTCGCGTGGCGTGTGGTTATATCGGTGCCAACCATCTGTAAGCTCAAAGGTCGAGTAGTGTTCGCGACGCTCTGCAAATCCAAGCTCAACCGCCAAAGCGTGTAACTCATGGCGGCGCTTAATTTGCGCCATACCAATCCAGTCAGCATCAGCCTTTCTCTTCTGGCATTGCCTTGGTGTTGAGTCACGATAATCAATTGCGCTTATCTTGCTGCTACGCTTCATGTCAGCTTTCATCTCACGCAGTATTCTCAGCATTGAGTCAATTCGCTGTTCATCAAGTGAACTCATCATTCATTCCTCATTTACCCGCCAATAAAAAAGGCCACCTAAGTGACCTCGTTAATCTTCTTCAATGTAATTCCAGTTTTCGTCATAACCATATGATAAAGGATCGGTTTCTGGGTGGCATAACTGGAAAGCAAACTTAGTCCATCTCCGCTTTTCATCATCACTTTGCTCGCTATATGGTGGCGCGACGTCGAAGAATGGGCATTCATTTCCCTTAATGTGATACTGCCCACAGTTAGATCCAGTATCTTCATCGGCAAAAGTAACTGAGAAAGTCACATCTGGATAACGCTTGGCAAGCTCTTCAAATATTGGCTCTGGCGAACTCCAAGCAGTTTCAAATCTAAGAACTAATTCAGTGTCTGATTTAATATGACGAGTAACCCGTTTATTCAATATTCGTTTGCGATAAGCGCCTCTAGTGCTTGCTTTTGGTGGTTCTACTGGGATGTTATTGTTATAAGCATTCCATTTTGTTCCCCATCGACTTGCCGACCATCCATACCATGATCGAAATCCATGAAGTTTTTCGTTTTCCACCATGGCCGCAGCATCCAACATATCGCGTTCAAAACTTTTTGGTCGTTCTGACTTAAAGTGTTTAATTACGTCATCTCCAGTTTTTATTTCTGGATAGTGGTACTTAATGAAATGGACGACATTTCCCTTTAATGCTTCCATTAAAGCCTCAGTAACCGACCCCTCTGAGACATTCAAACTCTCCGGCATTGGAATTACTTTGTTGAAGTCAAATCTTCCATGCTCATTAATTATGCTTTTGAAAATTGCTGCAATGCGCTTGGGAGATCCGCTTATAATGCGCAATTCATTTGTTACATGGTTAGGCATTCTCTTACCCCTTAACTATGTGGTGGGCTTCTTTGGGTTCAACTTTTTCAGCTTTTAGTACCATTTTGCTGCCATCATCCAAGCCCCAGCTTATTTCGCCGCCTTCCGCCATTACCAGTTGCCAAACGAGCTGAGCTGCTTCATTGGTTACATCCCGCCCGGCATCATTTCCAACACGCAAGCGACCGCCATCAATATCTTTCATCTTCGCAAGCTGAATAGTTTTACTGAAAGGAGAAAATCCAAGCTGCAATCTCGCTGTATTTGCCATAACTACCTCGCTGTTAAATTAATGGGATCGACTTGCCACGCATCTTCTGGCGAGCGTTGACTTGCTGGTCGTAGTTGCCGCGAACTTTCAGATTGGCGCGCTGGCGTTTCTCTGATGCTTTCTCAGCCAGTGCCCCATAAAACTCAGCTGCTTTCTCTATCTGAGCTCTGTATTCGAAGCTGATAGGGTTGATGGCGCTTTCTATGCGGCTAGCTGGCTTACGGTTCAATCGCAGAGTGGGGTGCTTAATCTCACGCGACTCTGGTTCTACGATGCCGTGTTGTGCGTTGTATGCTGCTGTGAGAGCCAGGCGCTTATCGTTACGGCGCTGTCTGGCGTTGTCATAACCTTGATGAGCCATGGTGTTACCTCCAGTTAATAACTTCACTAATGCCGCCTGAATTAAGCGGCATGATGAAATAACTAAAGGGAGATTGGAGACAGCTTCATATAACGCTGCTTAGGATTGATGACGCTAGTAGCTGGGCGGCCTTTGTATAAAAATTCGGTTTTAGTGTGACCAACGAAAGTGCGACCAAAGTAGACTGGATTTCCAGAAGCGCGCACGGTGACCTTAAGTAATTTAGTATTCATAAAACCTCCTGTATGAGTTTTGGTGATGCGGTGGCCGGTGCTGATATCCGGCATGGTCACTTGCCCTTTTGCCCAGCTATGTTACAAATCGACTCTGGCCGCTAGGCTTGCTCGCCAGTGCATCAGCCTGCACATTCACCACATCCCAAAACTCATTCGCTTTGGTTGTTTTGCACTTTTCAGCGCTGTTATCTTAAAGAACACTTCCTGTCGTACTTTTGGCGTCCTGCCGTTTCGTTGAGATAGATATTGAACCAATAGTACGGTTAATGCAAGAACCATAAGTACGAAAAATACATTTAATTGCGTACTTATGGTTTAATTTGTTATTTTTAAAGTGAATTTATTTTTAAAAACATGCAGGCGTGACCATTCGCACCGGCTATCAGGCGTTAAAAGTGTGCTAAATTGGGTGAAATTTATGCGGAGGTTGGAATGGATAACTCAGATTCGGTATATAACGAGGCGTGCAGGTTGGTAGGAGAAAGTTGTTTGATGCTGGCACAGAACGGTGATGAGATAAGCCGTGCTCAGGTGGCGTATCAGCTAAAGCGTATACACTGGCAAATCATGGAGCAGACAGGTGAATCCAACTTAGCTATTAAGTTGGCAGTAGAGCAGCTGGAAGATGGGTTGGTGAAGTAGGGTGGTGAGATTGCCAGATTACAGGCACAAAAAACCCGGCAGCGGGGCCGGGTTAGTGGAGTTAATCTTCGAATAAGTGATTATATTCACCTAGCGCCATTAGGTCTTGGTCATATACATACCCTTGGCTTTCGATATGTCTACGCTTTTTATACAGTTCAAACTCTTGTCGTGCCTGTTCTATTGCCTGATCCTTGATGTAATCCGTATATCCAGGAAGGACATCGTAATCATTAAGAGTAAGCAGGCGGTCAAGCTGTTTATGTAACGACCCCATTGTCATGCTCTTTCCCCGTAGGGCCGTAGACTCCGCATACAGCAAAAATTGTTCAGAAAGCAGGTGAAGTTTATAAATTTCATCTGGTTTGAGATAATTTTTTCCAACCTTGATTTCTGCCATGGTGGGAAACGATCCTTTCATGGAATGCAGACCCATGTTTTCTGATGTGTGATTTGCTCTATCTTGTATTAGTTTGGAGCTAGTTAAGCCTGTTACAGCGTGGTGAAATTTATCCTGCAACAAAGCATAAAATGATCTTACTTCTTGTGATGATGGGTCATAATCAGATGAGCTGATTTTGAAGCATTCTCTGACTTTTTCGTATACCTGCTTTTCTTCAGACCTGATGGCTCGAACTTTTGCGGCAAGTTCGTTGACCTTCTCAGGGGACTCACGTAGCAAGGATTCATTAATGACGTAACCTTGCTGCATGTATGCTTTTAGGGTTTTGTTACTCCATTGCCTAAATGCCACGGCTCTTTTTGCATTAACTCTAAACCCTACAGAGATTATGACATCCAAGTTATAATGGTTTAATGTTCTGCGGACTGACCTATTTCCCTCATTTCGAACTACCTCAAATTCTTGGGTAGTTGCCCCCTCATCCAATTCGCCATCACGGTAAACATTTCCAATGTGATATGAGATGGTGTTTTCATCGACACCGAAAAGTGCAGCAATTTCTTTATTTGTCGCCCATAGGTCTTCTGTTTCTTGGTGATATCGCAGGTCGATTAATTCCTCACCTTGTCGATAAACAACAATAGTAAGCACATCATCATTCTCAAGCATATTATATTCCCTTGCTGACCCTGGAAATCTTAACGCGCTCCGGTCTTTGCCAGATTCGCTGTATTTGTTTACCCACCCCTCTATGGGCTAGCAGTGGGTTAGGGTATGTGTTCCCACTTGATATCAACCACAACGCCAATGATCTTGCAGTTACCATTGATAATGGTCGGGGGGTGATGTGGGTTCAACGCCTTCAGATACTTGCGGCCTGCGTCAGTCATGTACTGTTTGAATGTAGCCTCGTTCTCATTCTCCAGCTTAGCCACAACTAACTTCCCGCTGACAGCTTCCTTCTCTGGATCAACCAGGATAATCATCCCCTCTGGCACGGTGAAGCCATTTGGTGAAGTCATTGAGTCACCCTTGACCCTGAGCCAGAATGATGAATCACTTGCATCTACAGTGGTCTCAGGCCACACGTCAATTTCATCCTTTCTGTATGGTTCAACAGCTTCAAGCCAGCAACCAGCGCTAACCCAGCTAATTAACGGGAATTCATTTGTTGTTTTCTTTTTGCCAACATAAGAAACATTCCCACCACCATTAGGATTTATTCCAAGTTGGAGCCATACGGGATCTACTTTAAGAAACTTAGCCAGCTCTTGCATTGTGGCTTGCCGTGGAATTGATTCCCCATTGAACCACTTGCTCACACCTTTTGAAGAAATTTTCAAGGCGCGAGCTATCGCAATCCCTTTCCCGTGATCGTCTAACCCCGCCTCTTTACTGGCCAGTGCAAGCCTTTGGGCGAACTCTTCACGCACTTTATCTGTTTGAACCATGAGTACGATAGTAAACCACTTGCAAAAACTTTCAGTTCAATCATAATCTGTACTGAAAGTACGAAAACAAGGAACTCCCATGGAAACTTTGGAAGTAGCAATCAAAGGCGTAGGGATTCCCGAAGTAGCTAAGGCTTGTGGTGTCAGTGAAAGAGCCGTTTATAAATGGCTCAAAAACGGATTTTTACCCAAGACTGAATTTTTCGGCAAAACCACATACGCGAACACGATAGAGCAAATTTCTGGCGGCAAGTACCACGCGACAGATTTGCTTGATTTAAGTAAACGAAACCTCTTAGCAGCATAAGCACCACCCGCTCATTAACTCCTCTGCGCTGAAAAGCGCCCATCAAAACTAAGTCCCCAGATCATCGGGGAGGAATAACAACATCTAACAAGGGAAGAGTACGCAATGGAACGTGCAACCACACGCAACAAGGCTCGAATCATTGAGAGCCAACTACTGAACAAGATTGCATTACGAGGCGTCACTGACATTGCTGACGCTGTAGGCGTGGATAAGTCACAGATATCACGCTGGAAAGAAAGCTTCATTCCGAAGATATCAATGCTTCTGGCTGTATTGGAATGGGGGGTAGTCGATGACGAGATGGCAAGGCTGGCTAAGTCAGTGGCGTTGTTGCTCGCAAAACAAAAATCCCCACGGCTAGGTGGGGACTCTGAACAAATCACTATGTCGTTTTAACTGGACAAAACAACAGGAGTAATTATGAATGAGAAGCCGATACTTTTCAATGCCGAGATGGTCAACGCCATTCTCAGTGGTCGCAAGACGCAGACTCGCCGGATTATGAAGGTTCAGCCAGAGCCAAGCAAATCACGCAGTGGTGATTACTGGTTCCCATGCAACAAGATGCAATCCATGGTTCATGTTTCAGATCTTCTACCTGGCAATCCCTACATGCCTGACGCTCACGAATTTTTCAGTACATGCTGCCCACTTGGTGGTATTGGCGATCAGTTATGGGTTCGAGAGGCATTCGCTGCCGGGCTATGCACTGAATCAACGTTAGCTTACCGAGCAACTCACAAGACGGAAGACTTGGAGGAGGGCTGGGGCGAAACCATCAAATGGACACCATCAATCCACATGCCGCGCTGGGCATCCCGCATTGATCTGCTAATCACCGGCGTTCGTGTTGAGCGGTTGAAGGATATCAGTGATGTGGATGCAGCGGCGGAAGGATGCGCGTACGGGAAAGGGAATGGTGAAATTGATTTGGCTGTAAGGCCAGAGAATCACTTCCCTACTTTGTGGGCATCTATCTACGGTGCTGAAAGTTGGCAGGCTAACCCATGGGTATGGGTAATTGATTTTGAGCGCATGGAGGCCAAATGAATACAGCGAAAATCTTATTATTTCCCGAGCAAATACAGGGGGAACTCAGGAGCAACAGGATGGAGAACCAGAAGCTTGGTTATGTCCCGTTGTACCGAAGCATCAAGAGGAAACCTTGGGCCAAAGACGTTTTCCTGCGAACTCTCTGGGAGGATCTGCTATTCGGTGCTCAAAGAAAGCCCCGCACGGTTAATTTCAAAGGCAATCAATGGAATCTTCAAGCCGGTCAACTGGTCACGACAGCGGCTGATTTAGGGCTATCTCTGTGCGACAGAGAAGGTAAGCCAACAAGCCGTGATGCGGTGGGCAGGATGCTCTCCTTTTTCGTCAAAGAAGGGATGATTACAACGGGCGGCGAGAAGCGAAAAGGGACGGTAATAACCATCCTAAATTACGCCGAATATGCCGAAAAAATAGACAATTTACCCGCACATAACGCCGCACTTAAACCCGCACATGGGGAAGCCAGCAACGGTGCGGCTTTAGAGGGAGGGGGCGCACATAACGCCGCACTTAAACCCGCACATCATGAACAAGAAGGTAATAACAATAATATAAAACCCTTTACGTCAGAGAATTCTAACGAATCCCCTGACACCCCACCTAAGAAGCTTCCTGTAGTTCGTCCTGATGCTGCAATCCAAAGCGGTAAAAATTGGGGAACTGCTGATGACCTTAGAGCGGCCGAGTGGATGTTTAGCGCCGTGCTGATGATTGCCCCAGACGCTAAGAAGCCGTCTTTTGCTGGCTGGGCCAATAGCATCCGGTTGATGCGTGAGCGGGATGGCAGGAATCACCGAGATATGTGTGTGCTCTTCAAGTGGGCCACGCAGGATAGTTTCTGGTGTGGCAACGTGCTTTGCCCGTCAACGCTACGTGATAAGTGGGACAAGCTGGACATCAAACGCAAGAAACAGCAATCGGGTACCGCCACTGGCAAGCCTGTTTTGGACTTCGATAATACTGACTGGATAAACGGGGTATCGGTATGAGAAATGTCGTCACAGCCATCCAGAACCGTGATGGTCAATCATTGCAGCAGATGTACGCCGCTGATAAGCCAAAGCAGCAGGTGCCAGAGCAGGCCGCGCAGATATTCAACGAGCTATTTCGCCAGTTGAAGGCTGCATTTCCAGCGCTGATGACCAGCATCAAAGACCAAAGCGACCTGAATGAGCTTCGCCGCCAGTGGGTTTTGGCATTTATCGAAAACGGAATTACCAGTATCGACCAAGTTAACGCTGGAATGAAGATCGCCCGTCAGCAGGCTACGCCGTTCCTCCCGTCACCCGGTCAATTCATTGCATGGTGCAAACAGGGAGCCACCCGCGCAGCTGGACTGCCTGACGCTGATGAGCTTTACGACATGGTGATGGACTATGCCAAGCGTCGTGACATGTTCAGCAGTGCAGAAGCATTCCCCTGGCCCAGTAACCCAACTTACTGGATGGTCACGAAACTCTATTCACAGCAGCGAGTGCAGGGGTTATCTGAGCAGGACTTACGGAAACGTTGTGGCAAAGAGTTGGCTGACATGTCGAAGCGTATCGAGGCTGGAGAACCAATCCCCGCGCCGGTGGTGCAAATTCCTAAACTTCACATACCGGTTAGTAACGAGAAGGCACTGGATCACATTGCCGAACTACGCGCAAAACTGAACATGACGAGGAAATCATGATGGACATAACTAAATCGCAGAAAGAGTTTGAGGATAAATATCCGAAAGGATTGATACACGGAGTGGCGAGGCTATCCAATGGAGAATATGCATCTGAATTCACAAGGCGCATATTTCTCGCGTGGCAAGCAGGCCGTGAAAGCATCGAGATTGAGCTGCCTACCGCCATTAACGCCGGGGAGATTGGCCCTGCCATCTCAAAAGAACGAATCATGGCGAGGCTTGCTTATGCCGGTATTCGAATCAAGGGAGAGAGTGAATGACATAAAAAAAACAACAATTGTAGGATGCCTTCACTGCTTAAAAACGCATGCGGTGGGCGATAGAGTGAAACCGGATGTTTATTCTGGCGGGGAATGGATTACTGAGTGCCCTGATTGCGGGTGCTCCCAGTTCGTTTCTACACGACAATTGATGAAGATTAAACGGGAGCTAACTTCATGAAAGCATTAGATAGTTTCACTGTAGAGAGACTGGAAGAGTTAGGTGCTGGTGCAATGTTTTTTACAGGCGATGAAGTAGCAGCCTTAGCCCGAATCGCGTTAGCTGCAAAGAGGGCCGAGCCTGATTATTATATTTTGCGGCTGGAATATGATGACGCCTGGGGCGGTGAGATATTGTTCAGTACATATGAAACTGAACTTGAAGCAATCAAATCAAAGTCAGACCATGGCGGCGAGATTATCCCTGCCTACACCACCCCACAGTTGAGCTCTCCGGAGATACCGGATGGTTGGAAGCTAACCCCCATTAATCCAACAGCGGAAATGATGGCAGCGGCAATGGAATGCGATGATGTGGCCTACGACTTAGACGACGATACTATTTTCTGCGTTCAATTCGATAATATTTATGCAGCCATGCTAGCCGCCGCGCCGGAGAAGCCATGAAAGCACACATCCGAATAAACCGTAACGAGATACTTTGCTGGAACACATTACCGCGCAACGTCCGTTATTTCGGTTACAGGCGAGATTGGATTGACGGGCCGATACCAAGCTTCGGTTTCTGGTTCTTCCATTTTTATATTTGGTGGCGGGAGAAGGGAAATGGATGACTTCTGTTTGCACACCAGCACTGTCAAGCAGTTAGGCGCAACCCTTCAAATACTAATCACCTCCGGCAAGAAATACCGCGTCACAATCTGTGAATGGCGTGATAAACGCAGCCTGCCCCAGAATGCACTCAGCCACATGTGGTACGGCGAAATAAGCGCTTATCTCATCAAATCAGGCCGAACTGACGCCACGCCAGCATGGGTAAAGCGCAATCTCAAGAAAACCTATCTCGGCTGTGAAGAAGTCGAATACACCGACTTTGTGACCGGCGAGAAAGTTAAAACTTGGGAGCCGCGCCATACCTCAAGCCTCGATACTGGTGACATGCATTTCTTTCTGTCTCAAGTCGAAATGTGGGCCGCTCAATTCGGACTGGCGCTGACCATCCCGAACGGATGTGAATACTCAAACCTCAAACAAAAGCAGGTGGCGTGATGACCGAATCTGACTGGCTAATAATTTGCGCGTTCATCTGCTCTGTAATTTATGCGGGGACAAGAGGGAGGCGAAGATGACGCGACGAAGCCCGACCCAGATAGCCATAGATAACCTGATATTCCGCAAGACCTCTCGAACCAAGCCCCCGCCAGCGAAATACCCACATATGACCACATATGCGTTTTGCTGCGCGCAAAATTCGACAGAGTAAGGAGAACGCGATGAAAGACTATTCAGCAATGAGTGATTTTGAGATTAACAAGGCAGTGGCGTTCCACATCGGTCTGTGCACTGTAATCGATGCTGAGAACGGTGATTATAAACCTTGCAATTACCCCGCCGATGCATGGCCCATCATGCTTGAGCATGGTATTGGCATTGATTATGACGGTATCTCATGGATCGCCAGTGATTGGCGCGAAAATAAATATAGCGACTGGCAAAACCATCCAGAAAGCCCACTACGGCTGGCAATGATTGTATTCCTGATGATGAAAGACAGGGAGGTTAGCCATGCCTGAACTCCCCCAATCAATATGTGCATTCTGTCTGGCCCCGCTAAAGCCCGATGAAGCTTATTGTTGCGACCAATGCGAACGTGAAAACGCTTCGAGAGAAATGCTGGAGGAACATGATGAGTAGCTTTCGAGATTTAGTTAAGAAATTACAGGATGACTCCCGCACTACGATTGATCTGATTGCCTTCAAAAAAGACAGGACCAACCAGACATCAGAAAGCCGGTATTTCGTTAAACACTCAGCAAAAACCATTTTAGAGCAAGAAATGGTTATTCACGGCAATGTTTATGGCTACACGGCTGAAGCGGTAATTACCGAATTCCCTTACTTGGAAACTGAGAAGGCCGCTGCGCTAAAGCTGGCTGATTGGCTAAAGAGAATGGCGCTGGCAATTGAGGCCCACTACAGCGAACCGGAGGAGGAGGCCGATGATAACCGGCAAACCAAAGAATAAGCCGCCAAAGCTAAAGAAGTGCAAAGTCTGCCCCACCAAGTTCACCCCTCGAAACTCCCTCCAAATAGTCTGCTGCGGTCACTGTGCCTACCTCTACCAAAAGCAGCAATCTGAAAAGAAAGCGGCTGATAAGGCACTGGAGGACAGAAAGGCATGGCGAGAGCGCAAGGCTAAGTTGAAGCCGCTCAAGCACTGGGAGGACATGACGCAGCGAGCGATAAACGACTACATCACTAAGGGCCGAGATGTTGACGAGCCGTGTATTAGCTGCGGCACGTATCAAGCGTATGAATGGCATGCAGGGCACTTCAGAACGATAGCTAAGGCATCACAGATTCGTTACGACGAGGACAATATAAATAAACAATGCAGTGCATGTAATACCCATCAGTCAGGAAATATCACGCCATACCGCATCAATCTTGTAAAGAAAATCGGCACTCAGCGCGTTGAGGCGCTCGAAAACAACAACACCACCCACCGATACACCCGCGAAGAACTCGACAGCATCAGGGCGCTGTACAGAGCGAAATTACGTGAGCTTAAAAAACTTCAGGAGGCAGCGTGAACGCAGATATCAAAACCATTCCCGAATTACTTATCGCGTCCTATGGAAACCAATCAACTGTAGCAGCCCAGCTAAATACTCAGCGCTCAACAGTAAAGAAATACGCAAATGACTCGAAGGGAGAGCGCCACGCCATTGTTAATGGTCGGCTGATGGTTGGGACAACTGGCAGGAAGAGGTCGGTATGAATGTAGCTCAGTTAAAACTAACCAAAGAACAGCATGATTGGGTCAATGGATGGCTTGAACTGTGGGGCGCATGGGTTTACTCAGGGAGATTAGAGAAACGCATGAGCAGCGTTATAGCTCAGTACATGGCGACAGTAGAACCGCAGAAATATCCAGATAGGCCGATGTGTAATGACGATGACGGAATGTTGATTTCTCAGGTCGTAGATTCTGTCATGTACATCGATGCAAAGGCCTTCGGGATATTGATGAGCTACTACGTGAACAACTCAACTGAATACGCAATATCAGTCTACAGCCACAAGAGTGCAAATCCCCGCAAGATAACCACGCGTGGGGGAAATCGATTTAAGCGTCCATCGCTATCAACCTGCCGCAGAGAAGTTAAAGAAATACTGGAGGCTAGTGTCTTTATGATTTACCAACCGCTGCTATTTGCGATGAACAACCGCAAACGTGTAGGTAAAATTCAGAAAGTTGCATAGAAATTGTTGACACTTTTGAACAAATGAGCAATGATAAGTAGGTAAGGTGCCGTATCTGTCTTAAGTCGGTGCCGCAAGCACAAAGAAGCCTCGGTTAATCGCCGGGGCTTTTTGCATTCTACATTCGCATGGGTACTGAAAGAGCCTGAATCTTTCCATCCTCCGAGGCTTGGACGAGGCAGTATCCAGCCGAATGTGGTTAATATAACAATTAAAGATTGCATGTTGCGACATATTGTTGCATATTGACTGTGCGCTATCGCCCAGCGTATGTGATTCTCGTCACATGAAATAAAAAATCCGAAGAGGCACGCATAATGGCTACCAGTATTCGTTTAGATGACGACTTTGTTAGCGACGTAAAGGTTCATGCTGATGCTGCAAGCCGCAGTGTTCCAAAGCAGATTGAGCATTGGGCAAAGATAGGGCGTATAGCCGAAGATAACCCTGATTTGCCTTACAGTTTTATTCTTGAATCTCTACTGGCGCAAAGCGAGGTCGATAACCACAAGGTTACGCGCTATGTCAGAAGGACAGCACGGAAGTGAGATTGACGTTTATGAAACCCGTCGATTCACAAAGGCATTAGCAAAACTACCAGAGGCTCACCTGGTGGTGGTGGAAGATGAAATCGAAAAGATTATCAAAAACCCCATCATAGGCGAGCAGAAAAAGGGGGATCTGAGTTATCTCCGTGTCCATAAGTTTCAGCTTAATAACCAGCTTACGTTGCTGGGATATAGCTGGGTAGAAGATAAAATCGAGCTTTACTTACTAAGTTTAGGTTCGCACGAAAACTTCTATCAGGAACAAAAGCAGCAACGCAAAGCCGATCTCAAGTTAATTAGCTAGTCGGCATAAAATTTCAAGGCTCACTTCGGTGGGCCTTTTTACTTTCCTGCATTCGCATGGGTATTTTACACTGAGCGCTCTTTAACTATTGCTCCGCTTGCTTGGGCGCAAAGCCATTCTGCGAAAGTTAACTTAGATGTTGGTGTTCTTCCCATCTCTATCTGAGTGGCGATCATTGCCGGGTAGTTAAGAACTGCCCACGGCGTGTGGTCGTCATCCTGTATTTTCGTGATAGCTTCAAGAAGGTCCGCATCAGTTTCAATGAGGTGCTGGGTATTAAACAGCTTGAGATAGTTCGCCGCCTGCTTTCGAGAATGCTCCGCAGCGGCTTCAAAATGAAATGACATCTTTGCAGCAGAAATACCAGCAATTAACAACCCAATAACGGCGGGGTAACTAAAGCCAGCGACAACGCTAGAGCCGAGAATAATAAGAAGGCAAGACAACCCCTTATCAATTCGCCCGGTAATTGTGCTAAACATTTTTTCCAGGCGGTGGGAATAAAGGATCTGGTAAATCATATCTTCTCGACTCATAGCTACCTCACGATTTGGGTTTACTGCCTCCATTTTGACTATTTGTTGCTGGAGGCGGAGTTTGTTGATTTGCTTTTTCTGCAATTTTCTTCGCTAAATCCGGTGGCATGTGATCATTAACACCAACTACACGGTTATTCGTCATATATGAATTCTCCATTTCTGAGTTGTTACTTTTAGCGATTTAACAATACCAGATTTGGGAATGCGCAGCCAGACGCATACTCTGGCACCAAATTTCAAGGCTGCGCTATTGCGTGGCCTTTTTTATTTAGCCCGCCGCCAGCGCCAATCACTCTCAAACAAACTCCGTGTCTGAATGGATCACGGCGGTGGGCTATTCCCAAAAACAGCATATACACGCCCAGGCCAACTGGCAGGGGGAGACTATGAGAATGGATAAATATTCAAGCGGCTCTTCTTACGGCTGGGGGGCATTCACTGTGATGCTGGGTTCACTGTCGCTCAATGAGTGGGCTATCGTCGTCGGCATAGCATGTACAGTCGGTACGTTCACTATTAACTGGCATTACAAGCGTAAAGAGTTTCAGTTGCGGGAGAAGGCTAATGAGTCCAGCTCTTCGTAAGAAAATACTTGCAGCACATGGAGATGAGTGATGGCGACAATAAAACGCATTGCCTCCGGGTCTGCTTGTGCTGTTGCAGTCATCATCGCGATTGTTATTTCTGCGGGCAACGTAAGAACTAGCGAACGAGGACTTGAGCTGATCGGCAATGCTGAATCATGCCGCCGCGACCCGTATGTGTGTCCTGCCGGGGTACTAACTGATGGCGTTGGCAACACTCACGGTGTCACACCTGGCACACGAAAGACTGATGCACAAATTGCCGCAGATTGGGAAAAGAACATTCTTGAAGCTGAGCGCTGTGTCATTCGTTATGCAAACGGCAATAAATTACCGCCAGGCGCTTTTGATGCTGCTACGTCAATCAGCTTTAACGCAGGTTGCTCATTGATGCAGAAATCCACAATGTTCAAGTATTTTCGCGCTGGTAACGTGACAGCGGCCTGTGAACAGTTCCCGCGCTGGGTATATGGCGGCGGTAAGAAATTGCCGGGGCTGGTGACTCGCCGCGAGAAGGAGAAGGCGCTATGCCTGGAAAGTTAACTACTGCCCTCATTGCTGTAATTGCCGCCCTGCTTGTTGGTGTGACTTATTATCAGAACGAGGCGGCAAAACTTCGGCGTGATGTAGTAGAAATAGCATCAGTGGCTAATCAGCAGAAGAAAGACCTTCAGCTAATCGAAGCCCAGCGCCAAGCCGTAGCCGCTATTGATATCAAAACCACCAAGGAATTAGCAGATGCCAAGTCTGAAAATGAGCGCCTTCGTGCTGATATCGCTAATGGCACTAAGCGGTTGCAGCTCAACGCAACATGTACAAAGCCAATGTCCAAAACCACCGGCCCCGCCAGCATCCCTGATGATGCCAGCGCCAGACTTACTGACTCCGCTCAACGGGATTATATCAGTCTCCGCGAGCGCATCGGAATTGCCACAACCCAAATAGAAGGCTTGCAGGCGTATATCACTAACGTGTGCCTGAAGTAAGGATTAGCAATGGCTTGGTATCCGGCATGGAATATCAATTGGCAGCGATTCAGGCATTGGCGCGAACAGATAGGATTTGAGTCAGCTTATTCCAAGTTAAAGACGGAGTGTCAACATGGCGAAAATACTGGCATACAAAATAAGCATTAAGTGGTGGGTAATTCCATATCTGCACACTTTAAATATTTTCTGTTTCATCTTCGCAACCGAACCAAACATTGACGCCATTGGTGACTTCATCGTGAAGCATGGCGTCAAGACAGAGATTGTTTAACCCCACTGGAGGTTGATCATTATCTTGGCGGCTCGGAAAGACGAGAAGTAGCAGAGCAACTCTGTGAAGACGTGGCAAAGCTGCGAACAAAGAACATGAAGGCTCAGTTTAACGACTGGGCCTTTTTTGTACCCGCAATACCCCGCGCACCGAAAGCGCAATAACCCACCGAAGAACCTGTTTAGGAATGAAGCCTGTGGATCCCAGCATGACTGGCGAGTCTCTTCGGGCTGCTATCCATTTCGGCAGGCTTCATCTCTAAAAAGGTAATCGCCATGAAACATGCAATCAGCACGGCAATAGATTTCGATTTTAAAAAATTCCTGGCAGTAGATGCCGGAGAGGTAATGACTGACACCATGCAAGTTGCTAAGGCTTTCAATAAGCGGCATGCAGACGTGTTACGCGCTGTGGACAGGATGCATTGCTCTGTTGAATTTCGACAAGCGCACTTTTGCGTTTCCGAGAAAATCAATGAGTTAGGAGTATTTGATAAGAAGCAACGTTACTTCAGAATGGATTTTAGTGGGTTTGTGATGCTGGTTATGGGCTTTAATGGCCCGGCTGCCGCCACGGTGAAAGAGGCTTACATCAACGCATTCAATTGGATGACGGGTGAGCTTAAAAAATATCGAGAGGGCTACGAGGCTGAGCGAAATGCGGCAATGCTGGAATACATGAAAGAAAAAGATGTCGCCAGCATGTCAGGACGGTTGCTAAATCGTTGGGGTAAAAAGACGAAGCCTAGATTAACCGCCCGTATTGAGCAACTGGACAAAAAAGGACAAGTTACCATTCCTGGGCTTACCGATAAGGCTGCGTGAAAACAAACCTCCAAGGTTGAGAGCCACTTTCACAACAGCTCTCAATCAACTAAAAGCATTCTGCTATTAGATATGTAATAGCGGACAAAAACGACAATTCGCTGATACTTATCACTACTAGCACTGATGAGTAACACACAGTCGTTGTCATGCACCAATTCTTAAATTTAATCCACATTGCGTCATCCTTTTTGTTTGACAAAAGAATGACAGTCAATTCAGAGGGATGGAAATTGGTTGTACAGATCAATAAACGATTATTGATCGTTTAAAACGATCGTTATCGAATGAAAGCATTGAATTTATAAAACTCTGCAAAAGGTGCTAGCAAGTGCCTTTGACAGAATCTTATAGAGGTTTCAGATTTCAGCCATTCAACAAATTACGGGGTTTTACCCCAAATCAAAAATCCAACTAGCAGGAAGTTCTAAATGGACATGAAAAAGACGCTGACGTCTGAGCAGAAAGCGCTTTTTGATGCCATGACGCAGTTACAGAAGAAATTCGTTACAGCACTACTTGATGGTGCTAACCAGACCGGCGCATATCGAAAAGCCGGAGGTAAGGCAAAGACAGATGATACAGCCAGATCATGCGCATCTGAAATCCTAACAAATCCTAACGTTCAAGCCTTCCTCCAGTCCGTACAGTACGAAACAGTTAACGAAGCCATCATGACCTACACGGAAGCGATGGAACGACTAACGCTGATGGGGCGCACGACAATTCATGACATCGCCACGTTCGGTAATTATCAGATTGGCGAGGACGAGGAAGGGCAACCGGTCTTTCAGGCGTCGTGGAAATTTAAGGACTCCAAGAATATTAAGCCCGAACACCTGGCCGCCGTCGCTGAATTATCCACTGGCAAGGATGGGCTAAAAATTAAGCTGCATGATCCGAAAGCTGCCATCAAGCAACTGGCAGAAATGCGCGGGTGGGAAGCGCCGAAGAAAGCCGAATTGACCGGCGCGAACGGTGGCCCGATTCAAACGTCAAACCTAACACCTGATGAAGCCGCCGAGGCATATCGTAAGCTGATGGGGTAATTTTGGTAAACGTCCAGAAATAGCCGGTTCGATTGATAAATTCTCTATGCAAAATAGAGTGTATTTTATGCATGATTTATGCACTCAATTATCTAACTCCCTGACACGTTAACCCTGACAAATAAGCCTCTCACGCTGCTTGTTCGATGAGTGCTATGCGCTCGGTGCGGGTAACGGTCATTATGTTAAAAAGTCCTAAAATTCACACATTTATCGAGCAAAACCCAACATGCCTATTCCGTTCCCTTTTGACTTCAAGAACCCGGACTACACTCAGATTTTTGAGTGGAGAATGGAGCGACTACAGCGCATACGCCAACAGCCTGAATTGTTGCCGGTTATGAAAGCGTTTTACAAAGACAACCCCGCACAGTTCATTATTGATTGGGGCATGACAGTAGACCCCCGCAACGTTGAGCGTGGATTGCCAGCCCGTATCCCGTTCCTCTTATTCCCAAAGCAGGAAGAGTGGATCGAGTGGTTTGTTGAACGCTGGCGTAATGCTGAGCCGGGCATTACCGAGAAAACCCGTGATATGGGGATGTCGTGGCTGACCGTTGGTATGGCCTCCTCACTTTGCCTGTTTAATCGTGGTGTGTTCGCCGGGTTCGGTTCTCGCAAAGAAGAGTATGTCGATAAAATCGGTTCGCCTAAATCGCTGTTCGATAAAGCCCGTAATTTCATCTCTCTGTTGCCAACTGAGTTTCGCGGTGGCTGGAGCCTAAAGCAGCACGCGCCACACATGCGTATCTTATTCCCAGAAACTGAATCAGCCATGACCGGCGAGGCGGGTGATGGGATAGGGCGCGGTGACCGCACCAGCTTTTACATAGTCGATGAATCCGCGTTCCTGGAGCGGCCTTATCTGGTCGATGCGTCTCTGTCAGCAACCACCAACTGTCGGCAGGATATATCAACGCCAAACGGTATGGCTAACTCATTCGCTGAACGGCGGCATAGCGGCAAGATTAAAGTATTCACCTTTCACTGGCGCGACGACCCGCGCAAAGATGATGCCTGGTATCAAAAGCAGGTTGAGAATCTCGACACCGTTACCGTGGCGCAGGAAATTGATATTAACTATAGCGCCTCTGTTGAGGGCGTATTGATTCCATCCGCATGGGTACAGGCAGCAATAAACGCGCATGAGGTCTTGGGTATTGTGCCAACCGGCCAGCGCTTAGGTGCGCTCGATATCGCCGACGAGGGCAAGGACACCAATGCCTTTGCCGGTCGTCACGGCTTCCTACTTGAAAGTATCGAAGAGTGGTCGGGAAAAGGCGATGATATTTTCGGTACCGTACAAAAAGCCTTTGATATTTGCGATGCACAAAACCTCGAAACTTTCCGCTTTGATACCGATGGATTGGGGGCCGGTGCGCGTGGTGATGCCCGTGTTATCAACGAGCAGCGCGAAGAGCAACGCAGGCGGCATATTGTCGCCACGCCATTCCGTGGTAGCGGCGGTGTAACCGATCCCGATGATGAGGCCATTCCCGGCGATAACGGTCAACAGGGGCGGCTTAACAAGGATTTCTTTGCGAACGCAAAAGCTCAGGGCTGGTGGAGTCTGCGCACCCGGTTCCAGAAAACGTATCGGGCGGTTAAGGAAAATATGGAGTTCGATCCCGATGAGATTATCTCCATCCCGAAAGACCTCAAAAACCTGACCAAATTAACCTCTGAATTGTCGCAACCCACCTACTCAGTCAATGGCGTAGGGAAAATTGTGGTGGATAAAAAACCTGACGGCACCAAGTCACCCAACCTGGCGGATTCTGCAATGATTTTATATGCACCAATGGATAATGCGCTGGATATCTGGCTACGGCTCGGGGGGGCGTAATGTCGAGAAAACGTAAAGTAGGCAAGGCGTCATCACCCCAACGAACCACTGATAGCTATCAAAACCTCACTGCTCGATATGGACTGCGAACTGAGAACCAAAGCGCGGATTATAGCTACCAACCGAATTGGACCTCCCGCAACCGCCAACTGATAGAAGACGCTTACCGCTCGTCTTGGCTGGTGGGCGCGGCGGTAGACACCATCGCAGATGATATGACCCGCAAGGGGATTAACATCACCTCCAAGATGGCACCGGATGCCAAGATGCGAATAGAGGGGCGCTGGGAAGAGTTATCCCTCTGGGATGCTCTCAACGACACGATCAAATGGTCACGGCTGTACGGTGGGGCAATTGGTTTCATCATGATTGACGGCCAAGCGCCGGAAACACCACTACGGGTAGAAACCATCGGCAAAGATGCGTTTAAAGGGCTACTGGTGCTCGACCGTTGGATGGTTAACCCAACCATCAGCGAACGAGTGACCGAGATGGGGCCAGCTCTCGGTATGCCTAAATATTACCAGGTGGTGACCACCGGCGGCGGTATCCCGAGCATGAAAATTCACCACAGCAGGGTGATTCGCCTTGATGGTGTTGGCCTCCCGTATCAGCAGAAGCGAACAGAGAATGAATGGGGCATGTCGGTAATAGAGCGGCTGTTTGACCGGTTGCTAGCGTTTGATAGCACCTCGACCGGTGCGGCACAGTTGATTTTTAAGGCGCATCTACGTACCTACAAAATCAATAAGTTTCGTGAGCTGGTCGCGATGGGGGGCAAGGCCTTTGATGGGCTAATGAAAAGCATGGATATGATCCGGCAATTTCAAAGCACTGAGGGCCTGACCCTGATGGATGCCACCGATACGTTTGAAACGCACAGTTATGCATTCGGTGGATTGTCTGATGTGATGGCGCAGTTTGCCCAACAGATAGCCGGTGCCATTGGTATCCCGCTGGTGCGCTTGTTTGGTCAGTCTCCTGCAGGGTTCTCAACCGGTGACGCTGACCTGGCTAACTACTACGACAATATCGGAACTCAACAAGAGCGCCGTTTGCGTCGTCCACTGCGCCGATTATTCGAAGTGATCCACTACTCCGAGTTTAGTTCGCCACTGCCAGACGGTTTCTCATTTGATTTCAACCCGCTGTGGCAGATGTCGGAACCTGATCGGGCTGACGTCGCGGAGAAAACCGTTAATACCATTAATGCTGCAATGGACTCAGGCTTGCTGACGCTGCAGGGTGGTATGACTGAACTCAGGGACAAAGCAGGCATTATCGGTATCGGCTCTAGCATCAGTGATGAGGATATAGAGAGTGCGAAAGACATCGACCCGCCGAACCTCGGCGAAGGCGCAGATCTCAACCCGCTTGAAATCACGGCGCGCGGAAATTCAATATCAAACGCAGCTACGCAAGATAGCGCGAATGGTCGGCGACATCGTAAATGGTACTTACGATGGTTCTAATGATTCCGTCTATCACGTTATGGATAGCCTGAACCGCTATTCAGACCTGATTGATGGCTGGGCCAGAACCACAGCAAGCAAGATGTTTGATGCCGTTAACGCAAAGGATGTGGCGATGTGGCGCAGTAACTCGCAGGAAATATCAGCGGGTTTGCGCCAGATAGTGGAAAACACCGCTGTGGGGCAGGTGGCCCGTAACATCGTGGAAGAGCAGATAAAACTCATCAAGTCGCTGCCCTTGCAGGCTGCAGACAGAGTGCAGGACATCCATAATCAGGCGCTAGAGGCGGTAATCACCGGTGGGCGTGCCGAGCCATTCGCTAAAGAAATTGCCAAATCTGGTGATGTGGCAATATCCCGCGCCAATATGATCGCCCGTACAGAAATAGGGAGGGCATCAACGGCACTAACACAGGCCCGTTCACTCTCTATCGGTTCCAGCGGTTACATCTGGCGCACCGCCGAGGATAGCGATGTTCGCCACTCACATCAGAAAATGGAAGGTAAGTTTGTTCGCTGGGATAACCCGCCGACCCTTGACGGTATGACGGGCCATGCGGGCGCATTACCTAACTGCCGTTGTTACTGCGAAGTCATCATTCCGGAAAGATAACCCATGCAATATTTCTATAACTCCCGCCTGGGAGAAACGCGCTTCACCATGAGCGACGGTGGCCTATTGTGCAAAGACGTACCAATAGGCCGAACAGGGGTGCAGCTTTACGGTGGCGAAGAACTGGATGATATCGAGCCTGATAGTGATGGTGAGATCTTAGTGGAAAGGACGGAGGATGAGGTCTTTCGCCCTGAAACACTCGCCAGCTTTGAGGGAATGACGTTCACAGTATCTCACCCCATCGAAGATGTAACACCCGACAACTGGGGCCGTTACGCCGCTGGACACGTTCAAAACGTCAGGCGCGGAACAGGTGACCAATCAGATTTAATGATCGCCGACATCGTGGTCAAGAAAGCCGAGGCCATAAAGGTGATTCTTGAAGAGGGTGTTGATCAAATTTCGTCTGGCTACGATGCCGAATACCAGCAAACCGCAATCGGCAAAGCTCGTCAGTACGACATCATAGCTAACCATGTCGCGCTCGTTCCCACGGGTCGCGCAGGGAAACGCTGTTCAATTGGAGATAGTAAACGTATGACAATGAATAACACCTGGTTCGCCAAGCTACGCCGGGCAATCAAAACCAAAGATGCCGCCGCGATGGAGGAAGCAATGGAAAGCGCCCCGTCAGAGCTAACCAGCGATGAGGGTACCGGCGAACTGCCCAAGGCCATCAATATCACCATTAACCCACAACAACCGTTACCGAAACAGGAGCCTGAATTAGATGCCATCGCGACTAATGATAGTGGCGATATCGAAAGCCGTGTTGCTGCTATGGAAACGACCTTAGCCGCGATTCTGGAGAAGTTAGGCGCAACCACCGACGCCGACCCAGACGAGGAGGAAGAGGGGCGACGTATTACCAGCGATGCGGCTTATCATCAGGATGTGGTTTCCCGCGCGGAATGGATTGTACCCGGCATTAAATTACCCGAGGGGGGAAAGCTGGCATCCTTTAAACGAACCGTATTAGATGCGGCGTTTAAAACCACAGAGGGTGAGAAGCTGCTGAAAGGTATTGTTGGCGATAAGCCCGACTTTGCCAAAATGCCGAAACTCTCCCTTGATGCGGCATTCATCGCGGCCAGCGAGATTGCCAAAGGGCGGAATAACACCCAGGTGAACCACCGAACTATCGATTCTGCCGCACCAAATCGCCGACCTACCGCCGCCGACCTCAATAAACAGAACGCCGCGTTCTGGGCTAAAAAAGGAAACTAATTCATGACAGCATATTTATTCCGGATGCCTGCGGGCATTGCCGGGGCAGTGTCGCGCCCGCAGGATTTGACTATTGAGCCGGTACTGATTAATACGGCCAACCCATTCAGCCAGTACGGCCTGGCCGGTAAGTTCATCGGCAATTTCTTTGTACCGCTGGAAGAGGACGACACCGCTGACAAAATCGTCGGCATCTTTGTTCGACCATTCCCCACCACTTCAACGCCAGATAAGGTGCTCCAAATCGGGACCAGCAACAACTTCGCCGGTGATGCGCTAAAGCGCGGTTACCTGTCGGTCAATATCGGGGCTACGGCGGCGGGTGTTGCTAAGGGTGCGCCGGTCTATATCCGTATCGCGGATGCTACCGACGCTAGCCCGTTAGGTTCTGTTCTGGCCGCCGCGATTGCTGACGCTACCGTGGTGCTGCCTAACGCTTATTTCACGGGTGCCGGTGATGCCGCTGGTAACACTGAAATCTCTTACAAGATTTAAGGAACAATCAATATGATCACTTACGACAGCCAGCGCACCATTGATGCCAGCGGCGCATTCCTCATTGGGGAGCTGGAGCGATTAGATCCAGAGATTAACCTGCCGTTGGTGGGAACGACTTATACCCGCGATATTCAATTCCGTGAAGATGTGAATATTGCTGATGAGATTAGTTCATTCACTAAAACTGGCTTTGCCGCAGCCGGTACCGGTGCTAATCCAAAGGGTAAAAACTGGGTTAGTCAGGAATCGACAGCACTGGCAGGCATTAACTTGGATATCGATAAAAAGGGCTTCCCGCTAACGTTGTGGGGTATGGAGCTGGGCTGGACAGTAATTGAGTTAGCCGCAGCGCAACAAATGGGCCGCCCAATCGATACGCAGAAATATGACGGCATGGTGTTGAAATGGCACATGGACGCCGATGAGCAGGTCTATCTCGGTGATACCGATCTGGGCGTAAAAGGTCTGGCTAACTACACTGGCGTAGCGATTGGCAACGCAACTAAGTCGTGGCTGGTTTCTACCGTGGCTGAGATTCGCGACTCCATTAACAAAGTGCTTTCCGATGCTTGGGCGGCGTCCGGCTATACCGTGGTACCGAAAGACCTGCTGTTACCCCCTGAGCAGTACGCCTATCTGGCGCAGGTTATTGTGTCTGATGCGGGTAACCAATCTTTACTGACCTACCTGACCACTAACACTATCTCTTTCCACCAGAACGGTATCCCTCTGAATATCCGCGCGGTGAAGTGGCTGAAAGGTGCGGGTATTGCGGGTAAAGATCGCATGGTGGCCTACACCAATGACCGTAAATATGTGCGTTTTCCATTGGTACCGCTGACCAGCATCCCGATCCAGTATCGTGGATTGTGGCAGTTGGTGACCTATTACGGGAAGCTGGGTGTGGTTGAAGCCCCATACATTGAAACACTGGCTTACTTCGACGGCATTTAATAACTCTGATGGCCTCGCAGGAGGCCAGTAAGGTGAAATGATGAAAATTGCAGTACACACCCCGTTTAAATTGTCGCTGGCCGGCCAGCCGGATATCGGTTTTCTGGTCGGCACTCATAAGGTCACGAAAGAAGTTGCCGAGCACTGGTTCACTCTGGCACATGCCGAGGTTATCGACGGCGAGGTTGAGCAAAGTAACACCGACCTGCAAGCCTCCATCCTTGAGATGCAGAAGCAAATCGATGAACAGGCGCAAGCGTTGGCTGATCGTGATAACTCAATTATTGAGATGCAGAAGCAAATCGATGAATTGACTAAGCCGAAGGTGAAAGCAAATGGCAAGGAACAAAAACCTACCGACACCAGCACAGTTCAGGACTGATTTCCCTCAGTTTGTGAATGAGGCCCGTTACCCTAACGCGGTAATACAATTTCGATTATCACTTGCCGACAACCTTCTTGATGAGAACCTACTAGACAATATGTTTCCCTATCTGGTTGAGCTGTTCGTTGCTCACTACATCTCGTTACAGGCCAAAGATATGCAGGCAGCAGCGATGGGCGGCGGTAGTGGCTCCACCAATGGTGTTGCCTCATCAAAGAGTGTCGATAAAGTTTCCGTTAGCTATGACAACAGCGCCACGCTCAACCCTGATGCAGCATTCTGGAACTTCACCCGCTACGGGGCTGAATTTTACCAACTGGTGACGATGTTCGGCGCGGGTGGTCGCCAGCTATGAAAAGCGGCTTAAAGGTTCGGGTAGATAAAGCGAATGATGTGTTGGCGGCGCTTAAGGCCATCGGCAGGAAAGATGTGTTGATTGGTATTCCTGAGGAGAAAAGCGAGCGGGAGGATATCCCTTTCGGTAATGCGGGGATCGGTTATATCAACGAGTATGGTTCACCGGCGCAAAATATCCCCCCGCGTCCCCACTTACAGCCGGGCGTCAGGTCGGTACAGGATGAAACCACACAAAAGCTAAAACAGGCGGCGCAGGCGGTTTTGGCAGGTAATCAGGCCGCAGCAGATCGGGCGCTAGAGCAGGCGGGCACCATCGCCAGTAATGCGGTGAAACGCTATATCACTATTACCGGCTTTACTCCTTTAGCTGACAGCACTATCAGTGCTCGATTGCGGCGCGGTCGCACCGGGGATAAGCCACTCATTGACTCAGGGCAATATCGACGGGCAATAACTTTTATCGTGAGGGACAAATATGCCAAATCTTGATGTTACCGATGTGCTGTTTGATCCGGATTTCTGTGACATGTCACTGGTGGTCAAACGGAACATTCAGACGGTCGATGCTGACGGTTTTGCCACCAACACCGTCACCGAAAAGGGTTTTGCGGGTGTGGTTACCGTAGACCGATCGCTTGAGTCGCGCCGGATGATGTCAGGGAATGTCATTGGCGGCGCAATCCTTATTGTGACTATCGAGCGCCTGACTCAGGGGCAGACCGGGCGTGATGCCGATATCGTGACTTATCAGAATCGCGATTATCGCGTGACCTTTGTTGACCCCTACACTGCATATGGCGCGGGCTTCGTTCAGGCGCACTGTGAATTACTGCCATTCGATGGAGGAATTCCCATTGAGCAACAACAGCAGTGATGAAGCCGGATGGCTAACGCCACTGGCTGACGGCCCCGCTTACGATGAGACGCTGGAGCGGCAACTCAGTCAGTGGGTGAGGGGTGTGTCCGGGCTGGCAGATGGTCACGTTCGCCCGCGATGGACAGCCGTGCAATCACCGATTATGGAGGCTGATATCAATTGGTGTGGTTTTGGGGTTATCGATATTCCTGACGATGCCAGCCCGGCCTTTGAGAACCAAACCGAAAACAGCACCGAGTTATGGCGACACGAAGAGATCGAATGTATGGCAAGTTTCTACGGCCCCCATGGACAGCGCTATGCAACCCAATTTCGCGATGGACTGACCATCACCCAAAATAATGACGAACTGGTGAAAATGGGCCTTTCTCTGGCCCGTTACAGCCGTATTAATCCCTTTCCCGAACTCATCAATAACAAATGGGTTCGTCGTTTCGATATCACTATCAAGCTACGCCGTAAAGTCATCCGCGAGTACGGCATTAAATCGCTGACCTCCGCACCCGTTAAATTCTTCGGAGAATAACCATGTCGCAGGGATTACCTGTTTCTAACATCGTCAATGTGACGGTGAATATGGCTGTGCGTGCTGCCATGGCGCGGAACTTTGGTTCCCTGCTGGTGGTTGGCCCGTCGCCTGTTATCGACGCTCACGAACGCCTGCGCAGCTATTCCAGTGCGACAGACATCGCATCTGACTTTGGTCTGACAGCACCAGAGTATAAAGCCGCTAATTTGTATTATCAGCAATCACCACAACCGATTGATTCATTTGTTGGTCGGTGGGTGAAAGAGGATGCGGCTGGACTGTTGCGCGGGGCAATTTTAAACCCGACGCAGCAGCTTATGGCTAACTTTACCGCTGTTTCTGATGGCTCGATGAAAATCACGGTAGATGGTGTTGAAACCGTGGTGGCAGATGTTGACTGGACAGATGAGCTGAACCTGAATGGTGTTGCTGCCAGAGTCGAAGAATCTCTGCTTATTGCCACTGTTGAGTGGAATGGTTCTCGCTTTATCATCACCTCCAAAACCACCGGCAAAGATTCGGCAGTAGGTTATGGCTCGGCCAGTGCGACCGGTACCGATATTTCTGTACTGCTGGGATTGGTTGAGGGTGCCGGAGCGCTGCCGGTTCAAGGTTTGGCGCAAGAAACCATTCAGGCATGCATTTATAAACTGGCTGATATGTCTAGCCGCTGGTACGGGCTGGTTATTGCTGATCCGTCACTGAGTGATGAGGACGTGATCAGCATCGCCGCGTTTATCCAGAGTGACGACGTTTCACGGATTTACGGCCACACCACGCAGGTAACGTCTGCACTGGATGCGGATATTGATACGGATATTGCCAGCAAACTGAAAGCCGCTAAATACACCCGTACTCTGGTGCAGTACTCCAGTGCCAGCCCGTATGCGGTGGCCTCTATCTTTGGTCGTGCGTTTACCGTCAACTTTAACGGCAATAACACCACCATCACGCTGAAATTCAAACAACAGCCAGGCATTACCGCCGAATCACTTGAGCAGTCTCAAGCCAACGCGCTGAAAGCGAAGAATTGCAACGTATTCGTCAATTACGACAACGACACAGCCATTATTCAAGAGGGCGTGATGTGCAACGGTGATTTCTTTGATGAGCGCCACGGCCTCGACTGGTTGCAGAACTACGTACAAAACAACCTCTTTAACTTGCTGTATACCGGCACTACCAAAATCCCACAAACAGATGCTGGCGTAACCCGCTTGCTTGCAAACGTAGAAAAATCACTGGACCAGTCGGTCACTAACGGGCTGGTGGCTCCGGGTGTATGGGGAGGTGATAGTTTCGGCGTATTGGAAACCGGCGACACACTGACTAAGGGTTATTACGTTTACGCACCACCAGTGGCATCACAGGCGCAGGCTGACCGCGAAGGGCGTAAAGCGCCGGTGATGCAGTGTGCAATCAAGCTGGCCGGTGCAGTTCACTACGCCGATGTCATCATCAATGTTAACCGCTAAGGAGCTGATGAATGTCAAACACTTATAGCTTTATGGACTTCACCGCCTCCATTGTTGGTGTGGGCGGTTCATTCGATCTGGGTTATGGCGCAGCCGTAGCAGAAGAGGGCATCACCACCTCAATGATCGAGAATAAAAATACCATGACCATTGGTGCTGACGGGGAGGGTATGCACAGTCTCCACGCGGGTAAAGGTGGGACAGTGACAGTAAATCTGCTGAAAACCAGCCCAACCAATCGCAAGTTATCGGTCATGTACAACGCGCAGGCACAATCGAGCGCGACGTGGGGCAATAACATCATACTGATGCGAAATACCGCCAGTGGTGACACGTTCGCGGCGCGTGGCTGTGCGTTTCAAAAACAACCGGATTGGCAGAACGCCAAAGATGGTGCGACGGTGCCGTGGGTATTTGACTGCATCAAAGTAGACCAACTGCTGGGTACTTTTTAAGGGGTAAGTAATGGAATTCACAATTAAAGATATCGAGTACCGCGCTCAGAAACTCGACGTGTTCGCGCAACTGAAAGTGTCGCGTAAGTTATTGCCTTTACTGGCGGGCATCCTCAAAGATCTGCGAAGCGGTACCGTAACGATTGAAACAGCATTACCCGGCATTGCCCAGTCACTTTCGGATATCAGCGAAGAGGATCTCAATGCCATTATTCATCCTTGCCTGGCAATGGTGTCACGTAAGCACGGCAAAACCTATAACCCGATTTTTACCGGTGGCGCACTGATGTTTGATGACATTGATCTGATGGCAATGTTGCAAATTGTCGGTCGGGTGGTGGGTGACTCGATGGGAAATTTTTTGCGCGAACTCCAAGAGAGCGAACCAGTGGCACTGCCAGCGGATTGATGCTGGAAACTTTACCGGGTGGCGAGGATTTTATCTTACGCCCGGTAAAGGTATTTCACATCGACCAGAAAGACCTCAATAGCGGAGCGGTAGACCTGTGTCGAATTGCGCTACTGAATGACTATCTCGATATCGAGGCTGAGAACCAGGCAAAAATAGACAAATGGAGATCCGATAAATGAGCAACGCTGAAACCATTAAGGATTTTCTGGTCAGTCTTGGCTTTGAACTGGATGAAGCGGGGGAGAAGAAATTCTCCGCTGTGATCTCTGGCGTTACGGCCAATGTGTTGAAAATGGGGGCCGTTGTTGAGGGTGCCGCGCTATCGGTAGTGGCGTTCACCGCTAAGGTTGCCAGTGGGCTGGATAATTTGTACTGGGCCTCACAGCGTACCGGTGCCACGGTGCAGGGCATTAAGCAGATAGGGTATGCCGTTTCACAAATGGGCGGGAGTGTTGATGGCGCACGGTCCTCACTGGAAAACCTGTCACGATTTATCCGCAATAGCCCAGGGGCCGAAAGTTTTCTAAACCGGCTGGGCGTACAGACCCGCGATGCGAAAGGCAACATGCGGGATATGGCCACCATTTTCACAGGTGTTGGCCAGAAGCTCAGTAGCATGCCTTATTATCGTGCCAACCAGTATGCGCAAATGCTGGGCATTGATGAAAATACTCTGATGGCTACGCGTCGCGGTCTGGGTGATTTCAGTGCGCAATATTCTCAGATGACCAAATCCATCGGCTATAACGCCGACACCGCCGCAGTCAGTGCTAATAAATTCATGACCTCTCTGTCTTCTTTCGGGGAAATGGCTGGCATGGCGCGAGACAAGATCGGCTCAAATCTGGCGGACGGACTGGCCGGTGGTATTGATTCTCTGCGTAAGCAAATCCTCGATAACTGGCCGAAGATTGAAGCTGTTTTGATGAAGGTCATCAAAGGTATTCTCTGGGCGGGCGACTCAGTCACGCGCGTATTATGGCGTACCGGGCAGGCTATCGGTGACGTCATGAACTGGTTCAAAAAACTGGATCCGGCCACGCAGCAGCTCCTTATGTTGTTTGGCGGTTTACTGGTGGCATGGCGTTTACTTAATACCGCTTTCCTTACTTCGCCTATAGGACTGGTGACGGCGCTGGCGATTGCCATATTTGCACTATGGGAAGACTACAAAACATGGAAGGAGGGTGGAAATAGCCTGATTGCCTGGGGCGAATGGGAACCAGAGATAACCGCCGCACTCAAGGCAATAAATGACCTGAAAACGTCCATAAAAGGTGTCGGTGTTGAGCTGGCCAGGCTACTCAATATTGACCTGAAAAACTGGTCGCTCAAAGGTGACATTGAGAACCTGACGAAACAATTCGGTGAGTTCGGCAAGATGATGTCGATGATCGGTGATCTCATTAATGCCTTGAAAGAGGGTGACTGGAGTGAAGCGGGTAGGATTGGGAAAGCGTTACTTGGTCAGGGTAATGATCAGCCGGATGCAATGCCAGCGGTAACCGATAGCGCGAATAACGCGGCTGACTGGGTTACGGATAAAACCGGCTTTGACCCTCGAAGTGTTGGCCGGTGGCTGCGAGGCGAAAATAGTAATGCAGAACCCGAGCAGCATGCTCAGTCAGCGCGACGGATAAAAAACACCGATCTCCCCGGTACCGTGGCGGGACAATTCAATGAAACCGTTGAAAAGATAAAGGACCAAAAGTTTGCAGATAACTTTACTGATGCGTTACTGAGGTTGGTTAACCGTGCCGCCGATACAGTTAGTCAGGTCATCACCCCAGATGCGACGTTTAACGGAGTGACCGGACCATCAGATCCGCGAGGAATACGCAACAACAATCCGGGGAACATTAACTATGTAGGGCAAGAAGGCGCGTCACTGGAGCGTCCAGGCGGTCGTTTCGCGAAGTTTGAGACAGCCTATGACGGACTCAAGGCCATGGCTCGACAGTTGATGCGTTATTTTGCGGGTAAGACAACCGGAAAGCCGCTGCAAACCCTCACTGATATTATTTCGACGTGGGCACCAGGTAATGAGAACAATACGGGGGCTTACATTGCTCAGATGTCAAAAATGCTTAACGTTCATCCTGATGCGGTTTTAAATCTGGAGAACCCGCAGGTAATGTCTGCGCTGATGGGGGGTATTATTCATCATGAAAATGGGCGCAACCCCTACAGTAGCGAATTGATATCCCGTGCTGCTGGAGGTATGCCACAGCAAGGATTGCAGCAGGAGACCAATATCTATATCTCGGGTGTTTCTGATCCGGTATCAGCGGGTAATGAAGTCGCTGGCAGACAGACCAACGTGAATGCGAAGCTCACCCAGCAATTAAACCCAACAAGCAAGTAAGGAGCCGGTGATGGATATTCTTTCCGCTATCTTTCGGCAGCAAACGCGAAAAATCGGAGTGCTAGTACCCAGTGTGATTATCTCTGAAAAGCATCAGGACGCGCTTGAGATAACCGAGCACCCAGTGGAAAAGGGCGCAGCAGTTAACGATCATGCTTATAAACGTGCCGCTGAGGTCACAATGGAGGTGGGTTTTGCGGGTGGCGGTTCATTACTGGATTTTGTTGATACGTCGAAAATAGGATTAACACTGGGTAAAAGCCCGGAAGACGTCTATCAAGAACTCCGCAAGCTACAGGAAAGTAGAGAGCCGTTCGACGTTATTACTGGCAAGCGAAAATACAGCAATATGCTGATCCGCGCCATCGAGGTGACGACAGATAAAACCAGTGAAAACGTGTTGATGTGTGTTCTTACCCTGCGTGAAGTAATTATGTCTCAAACCGACTCTGTTGAAGTGGCCGACAAAGAGAATATGCAAGACGGGGTAAGCACTTCGGCTGTGCAAAATACCGGAACTAAAGCACCCGCCACGGTAAATAATTCAATATTGGAATCCAGTCTTGGTTGGGCCAAGAGAGGGCTTACATGAATATTCAGGAAATCCCGCTAACGGCCAATAATCAGTTTTTCAACATCACCGTGGGTGAATATGCAATTAATTTGCGGCTCGTCTTTCGTGATGCTGCTGGTTGGATCATGGATGTGAGAGATAGCGGTGGTGCTGACATACTGTGTGGCGTTCCGTTGGTGGTCGGTGTTGATCTGCTTGAGCAATATCCTGACTTGGGTATCAGTGGCGTTTTTGCTGTGCTCAGTGATGATAGTCGAGAGGAATACCCGACCAAGACCAACCTTGGCACCGGCAGTCATTTATATTTTGTGCAGAATAACTAAATCAATCCACTCAATCCAACCCGCCAATGTGCGGGTTTTTTATTGGAGTTTTTATGAGTAAGAACTGGATACGTCACTTTGAATTGATGCTGTTAGATAAGGATGGCAAAGGGATTAATTTCACTGATTTTAAAGTGACCTTTAATATTGAGTGGTACAACATATCAAACCCGCGCGCGGCCATTTTCAAGATTTATAACCTCTCACAAAATACTATTAACCGTATCACCGGATCCGAGTTCTCAAAGCTCCGAGTGATCGCCGGTTACGATGGTTCAACCTCTCCGAACGGGCAGAACGAAGATGCTAACTTTGGTGAGATTTTTTCAGGCGATATTCGTTATACCATCACCGGCAGAGATAGCCCTACGGATACGTTTATCCTGATCCAGGCTATCGATGGTCATAACGCATTTATTAACGCCACAATAAACCAGACCATAGCAGCGGGTTATACCGTGGCCGATATTAATGATCTGCTGATGCGTAACCTTGCCCCGTTCGGCATAACACAGGGGATCATGCCTGAAATGCCGCCCACAGTATTCCCACGCGGTAAAACCATGTACGGCATGACGCGGGATTATCTGGATAACGTCGCCAAGCAATGCAAAGCCACATGGCAGTTTGTGAATGGCAAGGTTGAGATGGTTCCGAACGATAAGTATGTGCATGAGGCCATTGTGCTGAATAGCGATACGGGCTTGATTGGTATGCCGCAACAGACCATCGGGGCTGGCGTTAATGTGCGCTGCCTGATTAACCCTAATATTCGCTTAAATGGCCTTATTCAACTGAACCAAGAATCAGTATATCGAGCGACGCTTTCCAGCCGAGATGTTCAGATGTCAGGTGGCAGGCTTGAAGATCAAACCGATAATGGCAACGTGTCCGTTAACGGACTAACCAACCCACCGGCCAGCATCGCGACTGATGGTGTGTATATCGTTAGAGGGATTAGTTATACTGGCGATACGCGTGGTAACCCGTGGTATATGGACATGATGTGTGAAGCGCGTGGGGCTAGGGATTTATGGTCATCTTCCAATTCTAATAAAACGGCGTAAATGTAATGAAATTGAAATCGTTAATTTTATTTTTTGCTCTGATAGCTGGGATATCTACAGCGAATGCCTCTTTCCAGTGTTCTGGTTATCACTTGGTGGCAAATGATAACGATGGCTTTATTCGAGTTAACGGTGAAAAGGTTACCTCACAAAAAATCACTTTCATTAAATCGCAAGGTGATTATGCAAATACTAAAACCGACATGGGGCTAATGCCTGCTCGTGATGGGAATATGTACGGTTTCGAGTTTATTAAACGTGATGGTAAATCTTTTCTAAATGTCCAACTCCTACAGAACAGCATGGATGCACCGAAAATAATTGGTTCGTTTCCATGCAAGAAATTGCCAGATTAAGGATAATGTAAATGAAGCGACTATTACTTTGCATATTAATGCTTTTCTCGATTAGTTCTTTCGCCAATCAAGCCATACAGTTTAAGTGTGGGGATAATGTTTTTTCGGTGTATATGAATGCGTCAGAAACTAAATACGCGGTGCTTATCAACAACGAACTAACCGAGAATGTCACTGTTGATGAGTATTCATACGGTGATCTAGGTGACGCGCTCGTTATTACGTTTGATGTATGGGGTGCTAATGGTGGAATGCACAATCATTACACTACGATCTTCCCGAAAGATTCAAAATCTATTAAACAAGTCGTACAGCTACTAGATGCCGATAATCGCCCTCGTGGTGATGCAATAAATAAAACATGTTCAGTTCTTAAATAAAGTAGCCTCAATTTAATTATCAAGCCCGCCACTGAGCGGGTTTTTTATTGGAGTTTTTCCATGACCGTATCAACAGACTCCCGCTCGGGAGAGTTAGCAGAAACCCTGCGAGTTCTACAATCATCAGTGTCGTCTCAATTGCGCGTATCGATGCCGGGGATTGTTCAGTCATTTGATGCTGACACCGTGACATGTGACATTCAGATCGGCATCAAGGGCGAATCAGGCGGGGAGTCAACAAATCTATCCGTGCTGACTAATGTGCCAGTTTTGTTCCCGCGTGGTGGTGGCGTAACAATGACATTCCCTATCAAGGCCGGGGATGAATGCCTATTGATTTTTGGTGATCGGTGTATTGATTTTTGGCATCAGTCAGGCGATATACAGGAAACCGTTGATGAGCGTGAACATGATTTATCTGATGCATTCGCCATCATTGGCCCTCAGTCGCAGGCAAAGAAAATCAGCGGTATCAGCACCAGCGCTGCGCAGTTTCGCAGTGATGATGGTGGTGCGTATGTTGAAATCAACCCCACAGACCACACTGTCACCGTACAGACATCAGGCAGGCTAATAGCGAATGCGCAGGGTGGCACTGAAATCACTTCGCCAACTATTGTGTTAAATGGAGCGGTGACGATAAACGGCTCTCTCAGTCAAGGGATGGGAGAAAGCGGTGGTAATGCCAATATGCTTGGCCCTATTACTGTCACTAATGATGTCACTGCTGGCGGCATCAGTGTCAAATCTCACAAGCACGGCGGTGTGCAAACGGGTGGCGGCGAAACCGGGGGGCCGATATGAGGTATCGCAGAGAGGACGAAAGCGGCGATTACACATTCGGGCAGGGTGATAACACTTTTCTTATCGACTCCCCGCAAGCGGTCGCTCAGGCGGTGAAAACCCGCTTTGAATTATGGCGCGGCCAGTGGTTTTTAGATTTAACCGAGGGTACGCCTTATATCCAGTCTGTGCTCGGCAAGCAACGTTCTGATGTTTATATACTTGCTATCCGTGAGCGTATTCTTGATACGCAGGGCGTTAATTCGATATTGGAATTTGAAGCTAATTACAACGGCGATAATCGCCGCGTCACTTTCACCGCAACAATAGACACCATCTACGGCATCACAAACGTTACCAGCGAGGCATAAATGTTAAACCTTGATACGTTAGGGCTGAATGCAATTGTCAGTGCCACGGGGATAACTGCGCCCGATTTTGAGACTATCCGTAGCACTCTGGTCAGTTATTTCCAAGAGATTTACGGCACTGACAGTTACTTGGATGCGGATAGTAAAGATGGGCAAATGGTCAGTATTTTCGCACTGGCAATCCACGACGCAAACAATAGTGCAATTGCCGTCTATAACTCCTTTTCCCCGGCAACAGGGGTAGGGAATGGACTTTCCAGTAATGTGAAAATCAACGGCATTAAACGTAATAAGGAGACTAACTCTACAGTCGATTTGCTGATCACCGGTAGTGTCGGGCTAGTGATAACCAATGGCGCGGCACGTGATGCTGATAGCGTTCGCTGGGATTTACCGGCCAGCGTGGTTATTGGTCTGGCCGGCACGGCAACCGTAACGGCCATTTGCTCTGTACCGGGTGCAATTGTTGCACTAGCAAATACAGTGAATGAGATAGCAACACCGACGCGGGGCTGGTTAAGCGTCAATAACCCAACAGGAGCAACTCCGGGTAAACCGGTAGAAATGGACGCAGAGTTGCGTGTCAGACAGTCGGTATCAGTGGCGCTACCGTCGCGCACGGTGCTGGATGGTATCTTAGGGGCTATCGCGGGTATCAGTGGCGTTGAGCGCTATCGCGGCTATGAGAACGACACCAGCATTACCGATGGTAACGGCATACCCAGTCACTCGATCTCTATCGTGGCTGACGGCGGTGATGCGACAGAAATTGCACAGGCTATTGCACTGAAAAAGGGCCCAGGCTCGGGGACATACGGCACAACAACAATTCCGATTACAGATAAATATGGCATTGTTCACCCGATTAATTTTTTCCGAAAAGGCACCGTACAAATTTATGTCAAGTTAGGAATTAAAGCGCTACAGGGCTATACATCCTCCATCGGAACCGCAATTAAAAACTCAATAGCGGAATATATTAATGACATCGAAATTGGCGAACCGGTACGGATTAAGCGACTTGATCTGCCAGCGCAATTAAATGGCAGTATTGAACGACTGACTTACGATATCACTCTTTTAGAAATTGGCATTTCTCAAGATGCACTATCTGAAAACAATATCGAGATAGCATTTAATGACGCGGCGGCTTGCATACCGGAGAATATAACCTTACTGGTGACTTAATGAGTGAGACTAAATATCAACGACTCATCACTCCCTATCACAAAAATAAGCCTAAGTTTTACGATCATATCTCACTAATCACTGCGCCGCTCATCGGTATCAAGCAGACGACAAACAAACTCACAAATGACTTTGACCTTGATAGCTCGATAGGCAATCAAGAGGATGCGGTCGGGCGGTGGGTGGGTATTGGCCGAAATGTTAGAACGCCAATAACCGATGTCTATTTCTCGCTCGACACTGAGGGGCTGGGGTTTGATTTGGGAAGCTGGAAAGGACCGTATGACTCACTAACAGGCTTTACTCGATTGGATGATGAAACATACAGAACGATACTGCGAGCTAAAATAGAGGCCAATCACTGGGACGGTACAGTCGAAACCCTCGGCGATATCTACCAGGGTATTTTTCCTGACGGGCGCACAAAGATATTTGCCGTCGATAACTTCGATATGACAATGACTATTTACATTACCGGTGAGCAAATCTCATCTGTAATGCGGGCCGTCATTGCTCAGGGATATTTAGACGTTAAGCCGGCTGGGGTGGGTATCACGAATTACATTATTTCAACTGAAGTCGGTGCGCTATTCGGCTTCGATTTAGATAACGAATATTCCCGAGGGTTCGATAGTGCGTCCTGGGGTACAAAATTAAGGGTAGCAAATGGCTAATGAAATTCTCCCGTTCGGCCTGGGTGCCGAGTCTAACGTAATGACACAGGCAGAATACGAAGCGATGTCCGCGCGGTCGGGCGGCTTCTCGTCGGGCGTGGCAAAGTCCGAGCAGCTCAATAAAGTGTGGCGTCAATCATCGTTCGTAGCATCCGTTCTTGCCGATTTCATTGCTAATCAGTCCGGGAATGACGTGCTCGATAATGGCAACACGCAACAGCTACTTGATAGTTTAGAGTTGGCAATTAAAAAGTATTCATCAGATAACTTACCATCTGCGTCATTATCACAAAAAGGTATCGTGCAATTAAGTAGTGAGACAAACAGTGACAGTGAAACACTCGCCGCAACATCAAAAGCTGTTAAAACTGCAAGCGAAGCAGCACTGAAAATAGAGAAAAATCTGTCTGATTTGAATGATACAACGTTAGCGAGAACAAATATCGGTGCTGCAGATGCTAATGATGTCGTATCAAAAAAGAATGGTGGGACATTTGATAAATCAATTGATGTAAAGGGTGTAGTAACTTCAAGAGAAAAAGTCGAGTGTCGGTCACCCGGAAACGACAATTACTCATCAGGATTTAATTGCTACGTAAATGACAGTGGAGTAATAACAGATTATATATCTACACACTATGCAATTGAGCCTCAATGGTTATTTTCAACCGAGCTTGAACTAACGACAAGAAAAGTAACTTTATCAGTAAACGGTGACATTAAATCCGGGGGAACCATCACGGCTGGCGGAGAAGGTGGTGCGCGGATTTATAGAGATGGAAATATTGCAGGCCCGGCGTGGGGGCCGATAGGTGATTTATTTTCGTACATTAATAGCATTAAGTCTGGCGCTATAACTAGTGTGCGATTAGGTGCGCAGTCATCAGCAGACGGGGCGATAGGTCCAATCCCTGCGGGATGTTACCTTGTCGGCACAAGCGGGAGTTGGAATATTTTCAGACCACTCCAATTTTTACAAAATGGAATTTGGGTTACTGCGGGAAACATTTAATTATGAAATTAACGAATTTAGTACAATACATCCCGGATGAATTTTCTTTGGGGAAAAATGTATCATATCTGAGTGATAGCGACGGGCTCGACTGGTATAAATCTCAGTCATTATTTACTAAAAAATATATTATTGCAGTGGACCATCTCACACAGAAAGTCATGTCTGTCACAAATGATATATCAACGCTTTTCCCTTCCGGCTGCGATGTTCTTGAGTTTGATGAGATTCCGGATGGATGTAATATCAGCGGTAATTGGATATTTGACGGTAAAATTCTTACTAAACACACAGTAACAAAACAAGAAATCATCACTAAATATGTAAAGTACAAAGCAACATTAAAAGCAGCTGCAGACTCTGAAATCGACTGGCGGCAAGATGCAGTTGACACAGAAGAAGCCAGCAAAAAAGAAATATCTGAACTCGCGGCGTGGAAGAAATACCGCGTTGCACTTATGCGTATTGATGTGAGTGCAGCACCGGATATCGAGTGGCCTGTAGCGCCGGAGTGATGTGTGGGCAGGGATGCTTATTTTTGAATGGGGCATCGATGGGGCAAAAAATTGCCGCAAGATAGCTCAGTATCACTAAGTGTAATGAGTTCGCTTGCGGCAAGGCTTTGTTTTACTCACATCAACTCAGAATAACTCGTTAAATCCCCCTTCATTTCACCATAACACGATGTTAAGATTTGGCAATCAAGACGCTTAGATGTTTAAACGGCTAAAACAGCACAAATACTGGCAGTACAAACACCACAACAGGGATATGCAATGACCGAAAATAGACAACTTGGCGCGCTGTTAGCCGCCTGCCACTGGATCGGCGAAAAGGGCTGGTGCCCGGCGACTGGCGGTAATATGTCCCTGAGGCTGGATTTGGCCCACTGTTTAATCACTGAATCTGGTAAAGATAAAGGCAGCCTGGCCGCAGAAGATTTCCTGCTGGTAGAAACCGCCAATAACCATGTGCCGAGTGGCCGCACGCCGTCGGCAGAGACCGGCCTGCATACCTTGCTGTATCGTCTGTATCCTGAAATCCAGGCGGTGCTACACACACACTCGGTGAATGCCACGGTGCTGTCACGGGTTGAGCGCAGTAATGCGTTAGTGTTGCAAGGCTATGAGATGCAAAAGTCGTTGTCAGGTCAGCGAAGCCATCTGGACGCGGTGGTGATCCCCATTTTTGATAACGACCAGGATATTCCTGTGTTGGCGCAGCGGGTGGCGGCTTATGCTGATAACCGCCCGCTACAGTATGGCTTTTTGGTGCGTGGTCATGGTTTGTACTGTTGGGGTAATAGCGTGGTTGAAGCCCGTCGCCATCTGGAAGGGCTGGAGTTTTTGTTCCAGTGCGAGCTACAACGCCGTTTATTTGATGTGAATTCTAACGTTGATGTAAAACCTAACGTTGACGTAAATCCTAACGTGGAGGCCAAATGA